ACCGGAGACGGAGTTTTGAACCTAGTCTTCTGTGACATAGAGACAGACGGTCTGGACGCCACAACCATCTGGTGTGCCGTGTGCCGCAACAACGGAGAATCGGAGGTAATATGTAATGAGCAAGATTTCAAGGATTACGTACAACGTAAAGCGGAATCTACGTTTGTTTTCCACAACGGAATTAGTTTTGATGTTCCTGTACTTGAGCGTCTTTGGAACTTTACTTTTGACAGGGGCATGGTCACTGACACTCTAATCCTCTCTAGACTAGCTGACCCTAGCAGGTCTGGTGGACACTCTCTGCGTAACTGGGGCAACACCCTAGGTTTCGCCAAGGGCGACCACGAGGATTGGTCACAGCTTACACCACAGATGATTGACTACTGCATACGTGACGTAGAGTTAACAGAAGCGGTGTACAAAAAGTTGTCGATCGAACTAAACGGGTTTTCACAAGACAGCATAGACCTAGAACATCAGGTGCAGTGGATTGTACAAGGACAAGAGCGTAACGGCTGGTTGCTAGATCAACGCCTCTGCCACATCTTATGTGCCAAGTTCAGGGAGCGTATGAATGACATCGAACAGCACTTACAAGAGATTTTCCCGCCGATCGTTGAGGAGCGATACTCAGAGAAAACAGGTAAACGACTTAAGGATAAGGTCACTGTATTCAACGTTGGCTCCCGCCAGCAAATTGCAGAACGACTTTCTCAAAAGGGTGCGATATGGACGGAACTCACTGCGACAGGCAAACCTGTGGTTGATGAGAAGACGCTTAAAGAGAATCATCATGTTCCCGAAGCGGCACAAGTCTTGGAATACCTCTTGCTCCAGAAGAGATACGCACAGGTAAATTCCTGGCTGACACACGTTCAAGATGACAGCAGAGTTCACGGACGAGTAATTACTAACGGAGCTATAACAGGACGTATGACACACCAAAGCCCTAACATGGCACAGGTTCCTTCTATTAACTCAGAGTACGGAGAGGAGTGCAGGTCTTGTTGGACTGTACCAGAAGGTTACAAGCTGGTTGGTGTTGACGCCAGCGGATTAGAACTACGGATGCTCGCTCACTACATGGGCGACAAGGAGTTTACAGATGCTCTCCTTGGAGGAGATATTCACACCAGAAATCAGCTTGCTGCGGGACTTGAGACAAGACCTCAGGCAAAGACTTTCATATATGCTTTCCTCTACGGAGCAGGTGATCCAAAGATCGGAAATATCGTCGGAGGAGACGCAGCAGATGGCAACCGCCTTAGGAAGCGCTTTCTACGAAACACACCTTCTCTTGAAGATTTACGAAGTAGAGTTGTCGAGAAGGCTGGGCAAGGTTATCTTAGAGGTCTCGACGGACGACGACTCTGGGTTCGATCCGAGCATAGTGCACTGAATACTTTACTTCAGGCAGCAGGCGCAATCGTTATGAAAAAGACGTTGGTTCTTCTGGAAGAGTTTGCTGACAAGTACGGAATAGATTACAAGTTTATAGGGAATATACACGATGAGATACAGTCGGAGGTGGCTACAGAACAAGCAGAGAAGTTTGGCTGGCTCGCAGTCGAGTGCATCAAGGCGGCTGGCATTTCATTTCAACTCAAGTGTCCTCTCGACGGAGAGTTCAAAGTCGGATCAACGTGGGCAGAAACACACTGATAGGAGAAACAAAGATGTCGAGTAAAATAACAGACACAAATAGGTTAGGCGATATAGCTGAGTTCTACGTAACAACTTGGTTGTGGGATGAGGGCTACGAAGTGTTCCGCAACGCTGGTTGCACTGGGTCTATCGACATGATTGCTCTTAAGAACGGGGTTCCTGTGTTCATCGATGTTAAATCCAAGAACACTGATACAAGATACGGTCATTCACGTACAGACGAACAGAAGATGTTACGTGTACAGATCGTAGAGTTCAACGGACAAACCCGTAAGTGTCGGTGGGTGGAGCACGAAGAATGAACAACATCTACAGTTTAGTAAACGATATATACTCTGTTGTTGCTTCTAAAGAAGTACCAGAGGGCATTGATCTGTACGACGAAATTGATCGCTTTGGTGAGAACTGTAAGCGTCTCATGACAAACTTGTTCACAGAGAAACGTGACGGTCGAACACTACGTATGTCTAACATAGGTCGTGACGATCGTTACTTGTGGAACGTGGTTAATAATCCTGGAGTCGCTGAAGAACTGACGCCTAACACCCACGTTAAGTTTATGTACGGACACCTGATCGAAGAACTGTTGTTGTTCTTGACTAGACTAGCAGGACACGAGGTTACTGATGAACAAAAGAGGTGTGAGGTTTCGGGCATTACAGGGTCTATGGACTGTAAGATTGATGGTGTTGTCACTGATGTTAAGTCTGTGTCCACTTTTGGGTTTAAGAAATTCAAGGACGGAAGTTTGGCTTTTGACGACCCGTTTGGGTACGTTGCTCAAATTAAGGGTTATGCACATTCAGAGGGAGGAGACAGCCGTTTTGGTTGGTTAGCGATGGACAAACAGAACGGACACTTGACGTATCTCATGTATGACTCTGAAGATACACAGGCTCCTGTTCACGTCAAGATCGGTTACGACGTCGAAGAACGTATAGCACACATCAAGGAAGTGGTGCAGCAAGAGGAACCTCCAGAACATTGCCACGAGCCTGTCCCAGACGGCAAGAGCGGTAACATGAAGTTGGCAGTGGGCTGTTCCTACTGTCCGTACAAGAAAGTTTGTTGGCCTGACGTTCGAGGCTTTGCCTACGCTAACGGTCCACGTTACTTAGTCGAGGTAGTTAATGAGCCGCAGGTCCAAGAAATCGAAATCAAGTAAATTTAGATCAGGGTTTGAAGAAGATGTCGCAAAGCAGCTACAACCATTTGGTTTTACGTATGAGTCGTGCCAAGTCCCATACAGAATTGAAAGGAAGTACACTCCAGATTTTGTTTATGAGAACGGCGGGACAACGTACTACATCGAATGCAAAGGGTACTTTAGAGCAGGAGACACCCAGAAGTATCGCTCAATCTCTAACTGCCTTGGAAGCAATCAAAAACTTATCTTCGTACTTATGAAGCCCCACCAAAAAGTAAGTAAAAGTACCAAAAATACTATGGCTCAGTGGTGCGACAAAAATAACATTTTGTGGTACGATCTGAATACGCTCAAGGAATTAGTCGATTATGTCTCTGACACTAGAAGAAACTAAAGAGCGTCTGCTGCGGTTTTATGACCCTGACGACCTTTTAGAAGCCCTCCAAATATCAGCCGAAGAAATCCTGGATCGTTTTGAGGATAAACTCATTAGACGTCTGGAGTTCTTTTACGAAGAATTTGAAGAAGACGAGATTTACTATGAGTATTGATGAGGCAACGCCAGAAGAATGGGACAAAGCAAGTAAGACAGTGTATGGTAAACTGTATCATCCTAATGACCCTGCCATTGAAAAACAGGTCGGAGGCAACCACTATAGTCGATACGCCATACAACCTGTAGATTTTATTATTGCTAACAAAATGGATTGGTGTGAAGCGAACGCAATTAAATACATTACCAGATGGAAAGACAAGAACGGAGTAGAGGATATCAAGAAAGCTATCCACTACTTAGAAATATTGCTGGAGCGCATAGAGAATGAAGATAATTGAAGGTAGGTTTGGGAGTAAAGACGACGAAGATGCTATCAAAACATCTGAGTTTCTGTCTGCGTTTGTAGTCAAAGCACTAAAACACGAGGAAGAGGGACGAAAGGTAAAGGTAGCTGTCATCATGTACGAAGACGGTGAGATGTTTGAAGTAGCGTCCAACGAGCAGTACCCTGACGGAGTATACATGTTACTTCAGATGGCGGCACAAGCAATCATTAACGAAACGCTAGGAGTAACGGAATAGATGGATGCATATCAACAGTACATACACAAGTCACGGTACGCTAGGTACTTACCAGATGAGAAGCGTAGGGAGACTTGGGAAGAAACAGTAGGTCGTTACGTTAACTACTGGGGCGATGATCTGCCAGAGACTGCACGTAAGGAGGTTTACGAGGCCATCCACAGCCTAGACGTAATGCCGTCTATGCGAGCACTGATGACCGCAGGAGAGGCACTGGATCGTGACAACGTAGCAGGGTTTAACTGTAGCTACCTACCCATAGACCACCCCAAGGCGTTCGATGAGATGATGTACGTTCTCATGTGTGGCACAGGCGTGGGGTTCAGTGTTGAACGGCAGTACGTACAAAAATTACCAGAAGTAGCAGAGGAGTTCCATGAAACCGATACAGTTATTAATGTGGCAGATTCAAAGATCGGATGGGCGAAATCGTTTAGGGAACTGGTATCACTGTTGTATTCAGGTCAGGTTCCCAAATGGGACGTTAGCAGAGTACGACCTTCAGGTTCCCCGCTCAGGGTTTTTGGAGGTAGAGCATCGGGTCCAGAGCCTTTGCTCGAACTGTTCCGATTCACAGTTGACCTCTTTCGGGGAGCATCTGGACGAAAACTTAGCTCCATTGAATGCCACGATCTTTGCTGCAAGACTGCTCAAATAGTTGTTGTAGGTGGGGTTAGGCGCTCTGCGCTTATTTCACTCAGCAATCTTACGGATGACAGACTCCGACGCTGTAAGCATGGTCAGTGGTGGGTAGATAACCCCCAGCGTGGACTAGCTAACAACTCTGCGTGTTACACAGAGAAGCCAGACTTTGAGGCGTTCCTTAACGAGTGGACTAGTTTATATGAATCACGATCTGGCGAGCGAGGTGTCTTTTCTAGAGTGGCTAGTCAAAAGCAAGCTGCAAGAAACGAGCGACGAGATGCTACCTACGATTTTGGAACTAATCCATGTAGTGAGATCATCCTCCGACCCTACCAATTCTGTAATCTATCGGAGGTTGTTGTCAGGTCAACCGATACGCTCGCAAACCTCAAACGAAAAGTACGCATTGCGACTATCCTTGGAACTTTACAGGCTACCTTGACTGACTTCCGCTACTTACGAAACATATGGAAAACAAACACAGAAGACGAAGCACTGCTTGGTGTGTCGCTGACAGGTATCATGGATCATCCTATGCTGTCAGGTAGAGGAGACAAAAATGAACTCAAGAAGTGGCTTAGAGCTATGCGACAGGAAGCCATCAAGACTAACAAGGAGTGGGCTAACCGATTGGGTATCAATGTATCTACCGCTATCACTGCGGTTAAGCCTTCAGGCACTGTTAGTCAGTTGGTCGATAGCGCTTCTGGTATCCATCCTCGTTATTCTGCACAATACATTCGGCGTGTACGTGCAGATGCTCGTGACCCACTTTGCTCCGTCCTAGAGGCCGCTGGTGTCCCTGTAGAGGACGATGTGATGTCAGCTACTACCAAGGTATTCAGCTTCCCTATAGCGTCTCCTGACGGCGCTGTGACAGCCGCTGAGATGGGTGCTATGGAACAGCTAGAACTGTGGGAGATATATCAGGACGAATGGTGTGAACACAAGCCGTCGATGACT